GCACAGAAAGCTGTATGGAGTAACAGAAAAACAAAAGTCAATGAATCTAAATTTACAGAACGATTAACTGATTTTAATTTAGGACAAAAGGATCTGATCAATCATTGGAGTGTTCAGAGAAATTTGAATAAGTCCGACATTGGAAAAGAGACAATGAAATATATTGTTGATCATCCGGAAATTAATATAGAATTAGCATATCATGTTGATAATCCAGATAAATTATACGGAAAGCAATGGAAAGATAATATTCGTATTTATGCATCAGACACAAAAACAATTGAAAAAACCGCTGAAACATTGATTCATGAAATAACACATCATCGATATGATATTGGTGGATCACAGTGGTCAGAATGCGTTTGCAGAGCTCAGGAGTTAAAACATAAGTATCGCCGTAATACATTGACTGCAGATGAATTAAGAAGTATAATTAAAGAAATAAAAGAATTGTATCCAGAATTACCGTGGAGGTGATTATATATGAGATTTTGGGATGAAGTTGATGAAGCAATTAAAAAAGTAAGACAAGGGCAAGAAGCAACTTGTCCATTATGCAAAAAAGGAAAGTTAGTGCCAGTTGGAAATCCAAAAACAACAAAATCATTTTATTGCGATGCATGTAAAGAAAAACTTAATTTAGATTAAACGCCACCTGATCAATGTCAGGTGGTATTTTTATACGAAATTTTAAGAAAGGAGCAGCGAAACATGAAGTCAGCAGAATAGAAGGGATGGTGATCCAAATATCTCCCCGCAGCAGGGTTAAGCTGCAGAGGACACGCAGAGAGATCTGGGTGTTATTTTTATGCAAAGAAATAACATTGGTCAGCTGATCAGACCTTAAACAGTCGGTTCGTGGCGGTCGGTTACACGCCTAAAACAACCTAATACGAAAGGAGCATAGTAACATGAAAACAGATTTTTTAAAAGGTTTAAATCTTTCCCAGGAAGTGATCGATAAGATCATGGCTGAGAACGGAAAGGATATCGCAGCAGAACAGAAGAAAGCAGAGAAGATCACTCAGGAGCGAGACAGCTATAAGCTTAAAGCGGAGAATCTTGAAACTCAGGTAAACGATGCAAATGCAGAGATTCAGAAGTTTAAAGACATGGATATTGACGGCATCAAGCAGGCAGCAGATGACTGGAAAGAGAAAGCTGAGAAAGCAAAGAGTGATGCAGATGCTCAGATTTCAGAAATGAAATTTGATTATGCGTTAACTGCAGCATTGGCAGGAGCGAAAGCCAGAAACAGCAAAGCGGTTAAAGCGTTACTTGATATGGACGGACTGAAACTAAACGATGGAAAGATCATTGGTTTAGACGAACAGCTGTCACAGATCAAGGAAGAAAACGGCTTTTTGTTTGAAAGCGATGAACCTGCACCAACAATCGTTAAAGGAACAAATGGTGGTTCCGGCGGTATTGGTGGAAAGAAACCAAGTGAAATGACATATTCGGAACTCTGTGAC